GCACCCGCCTGCCCAGCCGCCGCGTACTGGTTGCGCACGCTGCTCGGCTTGCCGTCCAGCGCCGCCTGACCGGCCATCTTGAGGCGACGATCGATCTCCTTCGAGGCATTCTTGATGCCCGGCTTGAGCGTGGGCCGCGCCGGAATGCCGACCTCCGCCGCGCCGTTCTCGTGAATGTAGAGAAGCGCGGCGTTGCTGATCGCGTCCCCTTCCTTGCGCGCACTATCGTCCTGCGGAATGCCGACGCTCACGTGCAGGCGACCGAGCAGCGAGATGCCGTCGAGCACCTTGCTCATGTTGTCGACCAGCTTCTTGACGCCCTTCGCCATCAGAACCCGTTCGGTCCCCAAGGACTCACCGGAGGTCCCCACCACGCGCCGATGCCGCCCGCGCTACACGCGAAAGGATCAACGCCAATCTGCAGAGGACCCTTCCCCAGAAGACGCGCGAGAAATATGTATCGCGTGCCGTAGTTGGTGAGATTCCACGGACCCGCGTTCTCCAGTGAGGCGATAGTGACATCATACGACCTCGACACGCCTCCTACACTCTCACTGCTCACCGGGCCGCCCGCACCACTTCCCGGAATACCCCCGTTCGCTGCCTGCTTGAGTGCTCGCGCCTCAATCGACAACTGATGAGCAACGAACAGGCTCTGCCCGATATCCATAATCGTCGTGGGAGGAGTACTCGCCGCAGTGCTCCCGGCACCCCACGTCTGCACCGGGAGAAGCATCACCGCCACCGCGATCCAGAAGACCACCGCGGAGGGCGGGAACACTGTCGTGTTCGCGAACTCCGGGAAGTTGACGCGGAATGTCGCCTCGTCGATCACTTGCGGTTGGCCGCAAGCATGACGGCACGCTCCTCGTCGCTGGCCTGAATGAACTTCGCCTTGTCGCTGACCGACATGGCGTCGAACACGGCACGGTCCTTCTTCTCCAGCTTGTCGATACCGATAGATGCCTCGCCGGACTTCGGATCGAGCGGGGCATCCGCGCGGAGTTTCTGGAGAGCCTTGCGCTGAGACGGCGTGACCTGCGAGCTGCCCCCGGTCAGTGTCGTATCAGCATCAGTCTCCGAGCGCGCATCGGCATCGTTCTTCTCGCGAGCTGCCCTCGCCGCCTCGAGAGCAGCCACGGCTCCCTGATGAATGCGAATGGCGTTGTCCAGGGTCTCCTGAGCAGCACGCACCATGTCCGCCGCCGCGCGGGCATTGGCATCGGCCCCCGCCAGGACCTCATCGGTCACGTACGGATCGGGGATCAGCGTGGCGTCGTACGTGCCGCTCGCCGCGTAGGCCATGGCATAGGCGTGTGATCCGAGAGGGGCTGTCGGCTGCCTCGGGGGTGGCACGCCCTGAACCGACTTGTACTCCACCATGCCGTTGGCCTTGAGCCACGGATGATCAAGCAGCGCGACCGGCACCTCCTGCAGACCGGCCGGGAACTTCCGAACTACGTGGCCCGGCAGCACGAGCTGAACCGACCGAGGCAGGAAACGGGTCTCGGTGTTGGACTCGTCGATGACGAGGGGCTCCACCTGAGAGACCTTCTCGCCGCGCTGAAACAGCGGGCTGTCGCTGGTGATTAAGCTATTGATGGGCATTGATCTTATCCTTCGAAGTTGGCTGTTTTGAACCCAGTCCTGATCGGCGATCTACTACAGACCGTCGAAGTAGCCGATGGTCTCCGGATACACGACCTCGACCACGCCGAGGCGGCAGAAGTACGTGGTCTTGTGGTAGATCGACTCGTACTGAACGGGGGTGCGCTGAAGCAGAGTCATGGGATAGCGCACGAGGTCCTTGTCCTGCGTGTAGACGCACATGCGGTCCACGGTTCCGGCCGTGCCGATGGTGCCGCCGACGCCGGCGCCGATGTTCCACTTGCCCGGCTGAATGTCGAGCGAGCCCTTGCCGGACGCCTTGATCACGTTGTTGTCCTCGATGTACTTGAGGACTGACACGTTGCCAGCGTTCGACACCTTGGCCGTGCTGAGCGCGCCGAACTGCGGCGGCGGGATCAGCACCTTGTTCGGCATCTTGGCCCACGCGCTCGCCGCCCAGACCGAGGTCAGTGCGAAGTTGAAGTCGGCCAGGATCTCATCCGGGGTCTTCAGGGACCAGAGCGGACTGCCCTGCCCGCCGTTCGGCAGGTTGTTGACGTTGGTGACCAGCGTGTTGTTCAACAGACCAGTCGCCCCGTTCACGTCGCCAACATAGACCTGCTCGTCGATGTCCATGTCGTGCTTCAGCTTCATGCCGTTGTACTTCTGCTGGTCGACGGGACGACCAACCTTCGCGGCGCTCTCGAGCTCCAGGATCGTGTACTTGATCTCAATGCCCCACGGAGTGAGGGGGAACGGGATCTTGGCGATATCGACACCGACTCCGGTGATCTGATCAGTGACCTTGCCGATCCACGCCTTGCCGTTGCGAATGCCCTGTCCGGTGCCGAGGCCGCCGGCCGAGGCGTAGGTCGACAGGGTGAACGAGCTCACCTCATCGGCGATGGTGACATCTTCGCGCAGGTCAATGTCGCGGTCCCACGAGATCGCGGCGAGTGGCTCGTGGAGAGTCTGGTCGAGGCGCTCGAGCTCGCCAACGAGGTACGCGCCGGTGGAGTCGCAGGTGGCAACGCCGTCCCGCGTCTTGTAACCCATCGGTCTCGCGTACATGTGATCGAACGTCTTGCCGCGCTGGTCACCATAGCTGGTGATGATCTCGCCGGCTCGGCCCATGGCCGCGTCGAACGTCATCATGTCGCGGGTGCGCGCAGACCCCACGAAGACGGCAGAGGGGAAGTGTTTCATGTTGATTGTCGTCCTTCTCGTGATGCGCTTATGCGCGGATGATGACTTCGCACACGCCATTGGCGTCTGGACCGCCGTTGAACGTGTACGTGTTGATCGGCAGGGTGATCGTGCTGCCACCGGTCGCGGCCGCCTCGAAACCACCCGGAACGTGGTTGCCCGACACGGGCTTGGCCCACACGAACACCTGACCACCCTTGGCAGGCGTGCCCTGCACGGGGACCATGATGTAGCCGGACTTGAGAACATCGACCGGCTGCGCGGCGTTCATCGTGGTGTTGCCGAACGATGCCGACATGCCACCGGTCTGCTGCTGAATGGGGAATGCCCGAACAGCCACGCCGTAGATATCGGTCAGCGCCGTGTCGTCGACGACTCCGAGGAAGCGCAGAAGCTTCGTGGTAGCGTCGATCACGCACGCCTGCCCGGCGAACGTCGGGAAGTTCGTGGCATCTGGCAGGCACGGCTCGACGCTTGCCGGATGCGATCGATTGATATCACCGGCGAAGCCACCCGGCATGCGATAGGTGAACGCGACATCGCGAGTGCGCGCAGAGCCGCGGAAGATCACTGCGGGAGCAGCGATGATTTTCTTTCGGAAGAGTCTCATGGTGTTTCGTGTCCTTCTCGGATGGGGATTGAAAAACTGCGGCGTGGGTGATGCCGCGTCAGGCAGTCGCCTTGCGCTCGTGCCTCTCGCGGTTTCGCTTGTTCAGGTCGGCGATCGTCTGGATGCTGCTCGTGCTCGCCACGGCACCCCCGGTTCCGGCCACGCGACGCTCGCCAGCGTCGTTGTTCGCGAGACGACGCATCAGACCGAGCGACCTGAACGTGTCCCGGATCTTGTCGCACGTCACGCATTTCGCGTCCTTGAAGTCGAGACGCTTGCCGCCGCTGATCTCGTCGATCATGCCGCGCGTGACCGGCTGACCATATGCCAGATCGAGCACCGTGCGCCGGAACTTGCACAGCATGTCGATGGTCTTGCCGGGCTTCGCCGCGGAGTCGAAGGTCGGAACGCGAACGCCCGGCGCGATGATCTCGGCAAGAGCCATGGTCTCGCGGAACGAGTCCTGGAAGTACGCGCTGTCCTTCGCACCCTTGGCGAGCTCCGGTGGAATGTTGTCAGGTGTCTCGGCCTGCATCTCCTGCTCACTCGGGTCGCCCTCGCCCTCCTCCTCGCCCAGCATCTTCTGCAGAGCCGCGCCGAGCTGCTTGATGGCAACCTCGAGACCCTGGAACCGCGCCTCCATGGCGGGGTCCATGGGTGCAGGAGCAGCGGCGGCCGCAGCGGGTGCCGCAGTTGCGCCCGGGACCACCGGGAGGTCGTCGGCGCTGTGGTTCATGCCACCGCCCGGTCCGCCGCCCATGTGAATGTGAACCTCGCCCATGCCCGACACGCCCGGATCAACGCTCACGTCGTCGTTGGTCTCCTCCTCGATCGCCTTCTCGATGTCCGCATCCTTGACGCTGGCACCACCGGCCATCAGCCCGCGAATACGAGCCGCGAGAGTCTTGTGGTTCGGCTTTCTCATCTCGATAATCTCCTCAGGTTGGTAGTCGCCGATTGCGCATCGCGGTCCACAGCGACCCTTGTCGACCAGCGCCAGATGATTGTAGAATATGTTCTTCTGACGCCCGACGCCGGGCTTCAGCTCCTCGTAATCTGCATCGTAACCGCAGCTCACCTCGACCTTGCCGTTCAGCACGTCCTGAATGGCGTTCGGCTCCTTGATGATGATGTCACCCAGGAGCAGATCACCCATCACTCCCTCGCCTCTGCGAGCGCTGATGACCGTGCCGACCTCCAGTTGCCGGAAGGTGGCCGGCGTGACGTTCTCGTCCGGGTGATCGTTGGTCACCGACTTGCCGATGATCGACAGTATGGTGTCGGGCCGAAACACCTCGTCGGCATCGCGGCGAATGGTCACCCCCGACACGCCATCGGCGCTGTGAACGGGGGTCTCCTCCGGTCCGTAGAGCATCTCGCCGGTCCGCGCCATCGGAACGTCGAGGCACACGACGAAGCCCTCCGGTGTCACGTGGCGCTTCTCACCGAGCGCCATCGTGGTGTAGAAGCGCTTGGACACGGGCTCGCTCATCTCGCGGAGATGCCTATGTCGAGTGTCACTCCGACAATAGAGCTCGTATTATCGTTGTCCGCCGCTGCCCCAGTGATACAGAACCCTACTCCCTTGGAGAACAGCAGACCATCGCCAATGTCCGGTGATATCGGGGCACCTCCGGTCGCCGATGCTGGAATGGCCGAGGTGAACACCGGGATATCAGTGCCGCATGTCGGTGCAG